TTCGGGTCAATCATCGTCAGTCACCTTTCGGTTTTGCTTTCGCCGCTGCCTTTGCCTGCGCTTTTCGGTCTGCCGCACGCGCTTGGCGCTCGTGATGAGCCTGCTTGGCCTCGTGCTTCTGCTCGCTGTTGTGAATCAGGATGTCGCGAGCCAGTTCAATCGCCTGAATCTGCTCCTTCGACTGCCGATCAAGGTCACGATTCTGGTCTTCGACCATCGTGTCGTGATGTTTGAGTTGCATTTCCTGATTCCGATGCTCAATTTGAGCCATCGTGTCGGCGTGTTTGATGCCCAACTCCTTCGATTTGGTCTGGGCATCCATCAAACGCGCCTTGGCGGTCATTAACGTGGCCTGCTGCTGCGCCGCGTCAGGCGGCTGCACGCCCGAAGCCGTCTGCTGCTTCGGCGCGAAGGCTCCCTGCTGAATTTTTGCCTGCACTTCGGCCATTTTGGCTTGTGCCGTCATCGTCTTCGCGTCGGCGTCGGCCTTGTCGTTCGCCATCTTGGCCTGCATCTGCTGCATTTCCGGCGGCGGAGCGCTCTGAGCCTCCGGCGGGGCCATGAATTGCGACGGATTGTTCCAACCGATGGCCTGTAAAGCCGCCGTGTCGATGGCAATCGGGTCGTACATCGACGGATTTGACTGCTGCAACTGCTTCAGCGCCATCACCTTCATCACGCGCTGCGCGTGGGAGGCCGTATTCGGGTCCGCTTGGGGCACCAAATCGCAGTTGCTGACGGCCTGCATGAACTGCTCGCGGTCCCATTTGGTCCCCGACTTGCAGCCCTTGCGCCAGAACGCCTCTGGATTGTCCTTAAAGCAGTTCACGAGCAACTGGAACTCCTCCGCCTGAGCGGCGTGCATGCGCTTATGCACCGAGTTCATCACCTTGGTGGCCTGCTCGATCATCGCCAACGTGGTCCCGACAGGCGCTTCCGCCTTGCCTTCGCCCACCTGCTGCTCTGACGTGCCACCGATACGCATACCCGTCTGCGCCATGTCGCCCACCAACTGCATCAGCGCCTGCGACGGCTGCTGATAGGGCAGTGGCATGATGGCTTGGCTGATTGGCAGGCCGCCCGTCTTCACCAACGCGCCGCCGCCCGGAGGCACGCGGAAGATGTTGGTGTTCTGGCGACCGCCGGTGTCCGCCATGAGGAAGCCGGGGAAGTTGGAATACATGCCCGCGTCGAGCAATTCGCGCCACGCCGCCGTGATGGCGTTCGTCGTGTTGCCCAGAATGTGCAGGAGGCCGATGTCGTAGAAGCCCAAGCCCGGCACGAACGGATACTTCACGAAGTGCGGCTTCGGCGTCGGCAGTTCCTGATCGTCTTCGTCGTAATTGCGGACGATGGACAGGATCTCGCGAGACGAAACGTCTATCGTGACGCGATACGGAATCTCCAAGCCCGACTCACGACCCTTGTGGGTGTGCTCAAAGCCCTTGATGTCCAACTCGCAGTAACACTCGTAGATCTCGCGATCACGGTCGTCGGGGTTCGTGACCGACACCGCGATGCCCTGCTGCGCCTTCTCCTCGCGCTGCTGCGCGTCGAGCGTCGGCATGTGGGGCGTCGAGAGGTCGATATCACGGTATATGCCGAGAATCTGCAGCCGCTTGACCGTCGACGGCTTCAGGTACGCCCGATGCGTGATGCGCTTGGCATTCTGCAGGTCGGTCGCCGCGTTGTTGACGATCAGGTCGTCGGCGTCGATGGTCTCCGACACCGGTCGATTACGCAGGGGGCAGTTGTAGACTTTCTTGAAGGCCGAGCCGCCGAAGCCGAGCATGAAGAACATGCGGTCGGTGTCGGGGTAGTACTCCTTCGCCACGGCCGTCAGGTAGTGGTTGAGGTCCGCCTCCAAGGCGTCCGCCAACTGGTCCATCGGCAGTCCGCCCGTGCGCGAGTCGTCGCGGATCTTTACCGGACCGTCCGTCGGAAGCATCTCAGAGCGCGCATTGGCCTGAAAGCGAAGAACCGCCTCCAGAAGGAGGGGGTGCCTGACTTTAGACATGCCCTCGACTGGCGCGCCATCAGAAGCGCCTTGTAGGCCGGGAATCTCGACCTTAAGACCCAGTAACTTGATGCCATTGGCTCTGTCCGTGATCCAATCGTTGCGGGATTCGATGTCGTCGGAGATGCCGCGAAGCAACTCCTCCGAGATCCGGTAGAGTTCCTGCTGATCAATCTGGTCGACCAAATTGTCGAACCAACCGCCTTCGTCGGCCTTCTCAGCCTTGTCGATGGGGTTGCCGTCAAGCGATACTGTGATCGAGCCATCGCCGTGCTCGATGCGAAGGACGTTGCCCTTCTCGTCCATGTCAGGCACGTCGCCGCCCTCGTCGGCCATCTCTACGATGACTTCGGCGGGACTGTGCTCGTCCGTAGGCTCCGGTGCCAACTGTCTAATGTTTGGCACGAGGCCGGGAGTCATGCCCATGGCGATGTCCTTTTACGACAAAAGATTCTCCATCTCGTCCATAAAACGACGGATGCCCTCTTGCGCGGCATTATCGTCCGTTTTCGCCGAAATTGTATAGAACCGGCGTACTTGACCGCCTTCGCCCTGAATTTGACCCGTCACGATCACTTCCCAGACGGGCATCGGACCGCTTTCCAACAGGTCGACCGTCGCCTGAGCGAGTACTCTGCTCATTGCCTATTCCTTAAGTGAGACTGGATCACGCCCTCCAAGTCTCGCACCTTATCCTTATGAGCAGCCAATTCGCGTAGCAACTTGTCACGCTCAAGGCGAAACCGCTCAATGTCTCTATGAGATACAGCCAGTGCCTCCCGCAGCCGCATGATGTCGCCCATGGCGCGGATCTCCTGACGCAGGCTCTCGACCCAAAGAGGGGCGGGCAGCATCGGCCTTGTGTCGTCGTTGTCGCGCTCCAAGTCCTTTATCTGACCCTGCTTGTTACCCTTGCCGCTTAACGTAAACATGGTTCACCCCGGATACAGTGGCTCGCCACGGCCTGAGCCCCGTGGGTAAATGACCTGCGACTCCAACTCCGCCAGACGCTCAGGCGAGCGCTGCAGGAGGCCGACGTCACGCATGTGCCGCATCGCCTGCGACACGGTATCGACCAAGTCGTCGTGCTTGCCTCGTGGGAACTGGCCCACCTGCGTGATCACCATATCAGCCCACTGCCGGTCGGGTGCGTAAATCATCCCTTCGGCAAAGAGGTGCTGCACGGAGTACAGGCGCGACAACTTGTCCTGCGACTTCGGATCCGACAACTGCACGGCAAAGCGCTCGTTGCCGTAGAGGCGCCGCATTTCCTGCGCCACCGAAATACCGGCCGCCTTGTTCTCGATGAGCAACTTGTCGACCTTCAGGGACCGGCACGTCGACGCCACCTTCTCGACCAACTCGTGCAACTCCAACCTCGCCTGCCACGCCATCATCAGCATGACCTTCGGGGCGCCTTCGGCATAATTGCGGTCGATGTACGACGGTCGGCCGTCAGGACCCAAGACCCTCGACGCCGTCGCCTTCGTCTCCTCCGTGAACACGCCCCAGACCGTCAACGCCGAGAAGTCGTTGCTCGTCTTCAGCGTGTACGCTGTATCTAGAGACGCCAGAATGAAGTCCATGGGTGGAAACGAGGCGTCCTCCCACGTCTGCCACCAGTCCCTCTTAATGACGCCGCCGCCCGCAGGCTCCGGCCTCTGCTGCAACTGACCGGCCGCGCCGAAGGGTCCCAACTGCTTCTCTAGGAGCGTGATCTGCTCGTCGTCGAAGCGCTCCGGCCAGAGCACCTCGCCCTGCGTCTCGCGGGGGTCCTTCCAACCAATCTTGGTGATAAACGCCCGCTCAGGCTCGTACCTCATCGGCAGGCACAGGTGAGTCCACTCGCCGACGTTCTTCTCCAAAATGTGACCCGTCAGGTCGTCCTCCGCCAGTCTCTGCTGAATCACGACGTAGGCGCCCGTCTTCGGGTCATTCAGGCGGGTGCTCATCGTCCCGTCCCACCAGTCAATCGTCGCCTGAATCGTCGCCTCAGAGAACGCCTCGTTGGCGGCGTTGGGGTCGTCGACCACGATGATCGAGCCACCTTCACCCGTCACCGCCGCGCCGATCGACGTGATCAGTCGCTCGCCGCCCTGATCGTTGCTGAAGCGCGACTTCGTGTTCTGGTCGCTATTTAATATGAAGCGGTCGCCCCACAACTTCTGATACCACGGCGATTCGATCAACCGGCGGCACTTCACCGAGTCCCTGAGCGACAACTGATTGGCGTACGACGCATGGAGAAACTGGACGCCCGGTCCCGACGTGGGACCGCGATCACTCTGCGCCCACGTCCACGCGGGCAGCGCGACCGACGTAATGCTCGACTTACCCATGCGCGGCGGGATGTTGATAATCAGCCGCCTGATCTCGCCGTCGACGACCGCCTGCAGGTGCTCTGCCACCGCCTCAATCGGCCACCCGTCCACCCACTTACTGGAATCCAAATACTTCCACGCATGGCGCAGAAACTCGTACAGGCTCTCCTCGCAGTCGGCCCTCTCAAGATCGACGAGTTGCGCCTCCGGGTCGATCATCATCCCGCCGATCTTGATGGCCATTACGTTGCTTCACCCCAACTTGTGGCAATGCGTCTGCACTTCTTACAGTAGATAACGGGGAACATCTCCCATAACAGTCCCGGCTTGAGCAAGCCGCGACAGGCTTTGCAGTGGGATTTCATTTCTCCCCCCGCGCACGGATTCGAGCGGCAAATATCTCGCCGCCCTTAACCGGCGACTTTTGTTCACACAATCGCGCACACGCCTCGCGCTCATGGGCGGCGACAAGGGCGGCGAAGGGTTCAAAATAGTCTCGTCTTGTAGGCGAAAACATATAAAGATTAAACCCTGCCTCTTCCGCCATTCGCATGATGTCATCGCGGGTCATGGCTTCTCCCCCCGCGCACGGATGGCAATGGCGCAAGCCATTGACCACGACATTTCGTTGTGGTCAACTTTGCCGGTCAAATATTCGCTATCCACTTTATCGTCACACACCTTCGCACACGCTTCACGCTCTTCGCCCCTTGCCCGCGCATCGACTTTCGCCATCAGCGCGTGAAGCGCGTCGAAGAACGTTTGATGCACCTCGGCAAACGCATACTTGACCTCTTCATCGCGGGTCATCTGAGTCTCTCCATCGGTTAGTCATACACGTCGGACAGTATCCGCCTATTCCTCGTCCTCGTCCACATACTGGGCATCCTCAGCCTTCGACTGGAGGTTTGCAGCCAACGCCGCCTTCATGATCTCCCTGAGATTCTCGCGTTGCTCAGGCGTCAACTTCCGTGAGTCAAACGTCTGGTTGGCCTGAACCTGTATCGGCTTGCCATCGGCACCCGTCACCTCTAGCCTGTCCTTCTCGCGCCACTGGGCACGGGTCTTCAGGATAAAGATACTGGCGCTGACCGCGTCCTTCCGGTCGCTCATCGCAATCTGGTACAAATTATTGGCCACGTTCGCCAACATCTCAGGGACGGCCGAGTCCAACTCGTGCTTGTAGTACTTATTGAGCGTGTTCTCGCTCAACCCCGTCAGGACCGAGATGCGCTCCACCGCGTAGCCCAAGAAGGCCAACGACTTGACCTTGTGCTTCATGATCTCGTCCACGACGTGGGCCGGGATGCCTTGTGGCCTGTCGGGTGGGCTGATCAACTCGCGGATGGGGTTGGGCTTCGTCTTACTGTTACGAGTTTTTTTTGCTTTAAGGTCTTGGGGCGTGTCCCCGGCCTGCGCCCCGTCGCCAATGATCGCCGCCTCCTGCTCGCTGACAGGCGTCACTGGGTACAAGTCTCTTTTGCTTTTTGCCATCGGTGGGTCCTTTATTAAATCCGTGCCTATAATTCAACTTTCGTCACCCTAACAAAGAGCCAACGCCATGTCAGAGTTCCACGACGAGACGCACGAAGAATGGCTGAAAAAGCCGCGACACTATAAAGAACACGACTACCACCATCACAGCGAAATAGCCAAGAAGATCGGGCAGGCCATGAAACCTCTATACGAAAGCCCTGCAAGCCGCCCGCTGTGGGACGAAATTTACAACCACTACGACAGAGGGCGCGGTAACGCCGACAATACCGCCACTGAATACCCCGGCAAATTTTCTCAAAACGACTGGGACGGCGCGTTTAGAAACAGCGTCTCAGCCAGTCTTGCAGGCGGAAAACCGCCGTCCAAAAAAACCGAAAACTTCTTTGCCAAGCACGGCATCCGCTACTAGTACCCCCCCCACCCTTTTATTTCGCGAAGGGGGGTGGGGGGTCTGTCTATAGGCGGATTCTGAGTATATGTAGTTGGCGGGCAGATCCACCACCCCACGCGCCTTTCGCCTAATACAGGGGGGGTACGGAGGGGGGTCGCCCGGTTATCCACAGGTTATCCACAGGTTATCCACAGTTTGTCCACAGGATATCCACAGCGAGCCGCGTGGCGCGTCAGCCCGCGCCTGAGTCCACCGCTGCGCGCCTGCTCTCCGCGAACTGGCGCCGCCGCTCGATGCACTGGACGCACTTCCAGACGCGGTGACGCGACGTGGGCTGCGGGCGGATGAGCCGCAGGTCGGCGACGTGGCCGCACGCCACGCAGTGCCCGCGCCGGGCCGTGGGCTTGTCTCCCACCGTCATGGCGCGTACTTCGCATAATAGCCATTATGTCGCATTGTATTATCCGTAAGTCGTTGATTGCATTGCATATTGTTGGTGGGAGAAGTTATCCACAGGTTGTCCACACAACCGTCCACAGGCGGGCGCGCATTCTCTCCCACTTTCACCACTTGATGTCGGCCGGACTGTCGTCCTTGAACGGCTCGACCGCAGGCGCGTCGGGGTTGTCGAGCGGCTTGGCCTGCATCGAGGTGAGGATCGCGCCGAAGCGCCGCTTGAGCGCACGCACAGGCGCGTCCTGTGCCTCTACGAGACACGCCAACTCTTCGACCGTCCACACCTCGACGTCGCGCCCCTTCGCCCTCACGCGGGCCGCGTGCTCGCGCTTCTGCACGACGGCAAGCGTGCTGCCATCCGACAGGCGCGCCTCCCACACGCCCGGCAGCAGCACGCCGCACGCCTGCGCGGCCTTGTTGGCGGCAGCAATCGCCTTCTCCATGCGCCCGGCCTCAGCGAGCAGGCCTGCGAGATCCGCCTCCCGCGACGCACGCCACAGGCGCTCCTGCTGCGCGTCGTAGCGCGCCCGCACGTCCGGCGTGAGGCACAGGCGCGCACGCCCGGCGCCCCACGCGGTGTCGAGCCTGCGCTCTGCCGCCTCGATGGCGTCGAGCGCCGCCCTGCCTGCGGCATACCCCTTGGCCGTGTGTGC